GCCGCCATGCGTGGCGAGGCGATCCCGTTCAACCGCGTGGGGTTGGGATCGCTCTGTGCCAAGTTCAACGTCGTCAACGCCAACGCCCACGACGCCCTGGCCGACGCCTTAGCCGAGGCCGAAATCTACCGGGCACTGCTGCAAATGTTCTAGGAGTCCGTGATGCCTGCCACTGTCGTTGAACATCTTACTGACTGGAATGGCCTCGTCACGGCTATCAATACGCTCGCAACGAATCCGCCTCCGGGCTGCTCGGCACAGGCGGCCATCCCCTTGGCGACTGCACCGCACCGCTGGTCCGTAACGGACATCCAGACCGTGCAGACGACCTTGAAGGCCATGTGCAACACGGTCGTCTTCGCCAGCCCCATCAATCCACTCTGGAAGCAGTCCACGATTGACGAGATCAATACGGCCCTCGCCGCCGGCTGGTGCTCCTGCAACCAGAACTGTTGCTCCAACCATGTCAAGCCGGTCCAGAGCACGGCCTTCCTCGGCAGTTGGACCGTCGCCGGCTGCACCGAATCCCTCTGGAATCCACCGTTGCCCGGTAGCTCGGTGCTGAAGGCCATCACCAACGCGGGCAGTCAGGCGTCAGGCTACGTCTACCAGTACGCCCTCGCCGTGCAACAAATGTGCAAACTCGAAGCGCAGATTGTTATTGAAATGGCTAAGTTAGCCAGCTTAGGCCACGCCCGCGATCTCGCATGTGAAGGTGAAGAAGCGCCCTTGCTACCCTGTCAGGCTGCAATTCAAGCCGTCAACGCCCAACAGGACGTGGTGGCGGCGATAAGCACACAACGGGGCCTCCTTGAAATAAGCGCCGTCGCCCTCAAGACCAAGGCCAACAACGCCGCTGATCTCAGCATGTCGCTGGCGGCAGCCCTCGCATCGTCAGACGGCTCCTCCTTCGTCAACCTGGCCTCCATGATCCAGACCTGGTACGCCGCCCAAACGACCATATTTGGCTGGCCGTTCATCCCGCCCACGAACTGCTGCCTGCCCCTGAATTGCTCGGCAAACTTTTCGTTGCAGTACCGCTACACCAACGGTCCTCTGGGCCAAAACATCCTTGGCGTTCAGTTCCCGTGGGCCTCCATCGCAGGTGGGTCCTTTACACCAGACGGCCACCCCTACTTTCTTTACCTGGAGGAGGCCCCGATTTTCGGCACCTACACCTGCTACTCCAACCATTGTAGCGTGGGCAGCACGCTGCCCATCTGCCAGCAAACCTCCAATGGGCAGGCCCAACTCCTTATCACGCAGCCCCAGTACGGGTAAGCCATGAGCATCACCTTCAATGACGACGGCTCCTTTCAAGCCGACCCCGACACGCCGATCCCCGCCGGCTGGGTCCAGCGTGACGGCCGCTATGTGCCGACATGGCCGCCTTGCGGCTACCGCTGCCTCTCCTACGGGAGCCACAACGACCGGCCGTGGGTCGCCGTCCACTGTCTCCTCTTACACTTGACCGGCACCATCCAGGACTGCCTTGCGTGTAATCAGGCCGAGACCCTTGAACTCGTGACCGTCCCACAAGTTGATGCTGACGGAAAAGAGATCGGTACACTGCGGGTCAACAAGCAGCCTGACCGCTCAGTCCCGGTTGACGACAAGGGAAAACCTATCGGCGGCGTCGTCTGGACGCCGACCCCGCTTCCGTGGCCCGCGACCTTCCCAGTCGCCACCCCCACGCCACCGCCTGTAGAACCAAGACCAGACTTGCAGGCCATCGCCAACACGCTGCCACCGGCGGAACCTGCCAAGGAACAGACCTTCAGGCGGCCGGTGTTCGAGGCGGACGGCTCCATCATCTATCCGCACGCCGACAACGACTGGGAGCCGCCCGCTAACATCAACGGCTACGCCCGCGATCCCAACAACGCCTGGCGGTTCCTGCCGCTCTGGCCGATCTGCACGTTGCGTGTGCAGAGCGCCTTTCTCAAGGCCAACTGCGGCTGCATCGACCTTATCATGCGGTGCAACAATCCGCAGTCGCCCATGTTCGGGCAACGTCTGCCGCACACAACCTGCGAGACCTGTCCCGTGAAGAGTAAGCCATGACCGAGCCCATCCAACCTTGCACCGACTGCCCACCCACTCTGCTACCGATGCCCGGCACCAAACAATCCGGGCACCAGTTGAACGTGCTCCTCAATTACGACGGGCCACAGATCGACATTTACCGGTCGGTGGCATACGCGATTCCTGAAGGTGAGTTGGAATGCGGGCGGCCCATCGGCCATGACGATGGATCGCTCGAATTCCCAACCGGCGAGCCTGGCGATCTCTACGGCTACACCCGCGACGGCACGAACCCGCGGCGGTTCCACCCGGCGTGGCCGGAGTGCATCCACCGGATACTCGGGGTCTTCATCCACGAAAAGCAACTCAAGATCGCGGGGAAGTGCCACAATCCCCGGGCGGCCCTCTGCTCCCACCCGGTCACGCTCGACCAGTGCGCAGCCTGCCCCGAGCGGCAGCCGGCCAAGGTCTACAAGCCCCGGCCGTCCACGGTCGCGGAAATGGTGGCCGCCATGATCGCCAAGGGAAAGCCGGTCACGGAGGCCCGCATCCAGGCCAAGAAGTAGCACCGCACAAAACAAAAGGGTGTAACCGGCCTTCCGCTCTGAATTTGGGGGCTTTGGGGTGTGTGTGGGATCGTGTTTCCGTGTCTTCGGATTGAAAATCACCGGAGAAATCGAGGGTTGACGTTGAACATAGGTCGGAACTTCCGAACATCGCTGAGCCCGCGCGACGCTCGTCGGCAATGTTTGGCCAAAACATTGGACATTCGGTCAACCACCAGATCGTAAATCCCGTGAATTTAAGGGGTTGCGGGGAGCGGAAGGCCGGTCACACCCAAAACAAAAGGGCAGCCAGGCGAACGCCTGGCTGCCCTTTCTCTGCTTCTGGACTCCCAACTATGGAATTGGCACCGGGCAGTCAGGGTCAGGACCCTGGGCTGCCACACGTTCCGCGCGGATCGCCTCGGCTGCCTTCCGGGCCGTGGTCAAGTCCTGCTGGACCGTCTCACGCCCGGAGGATTGGACGAGGACCACATCCTCGTGGGTTGGTCTGGGGGAGTTGATCGCCTGCATGGCTTACTCCCCCGCGTAGCCACGATCCGGGCTGGGGTCATCATGGACCCACTGCGGGCCGGGATACTCTGGCTCCATCTTCTTCGCATGATCGCTGGCGCGGGCATCGGCGACATCCTGGTTGACAACCGCGGGGTCACGCCCCTGGGCCGCAATCAGCACCATGTCATCATGGGTCGGTTGAGGGTTCTTGCAGATCTCCTGCATGGTTTACAGGCCCTTCCACTGACCGTCGTACTTGGCGGCCTTGTTGACCTCGGGGGCCTTGACTTCGGCGGAGTCCTTCAGGGCTTCGCTCAGCGCGGGCTGGCGGTCAACGTGATCGCCGGTCTCGCCTTGGGCCTGGACGAGGATGGTGTCGAGTTTGCCGTTGCCGGCGGGGGCTCCGATGTTCTGCATCGTAGTGAACCTTTCGCAGTAGAAACAGGATCGAACAAAACGCACGTCAACCGAACGCCGGCTGACGCTACTTGCCCTTCCGGCGATGGGACATCGCCATCAGGGTTTGCGCCATTGCGACCTGGCGCTTGGTCGTCGGGTCCTTGTGGGCCTCCCGCATGAACTGCGAAAGGCTCTCACCAGCCCGCTTGGCCTTGGCTTTCAAGGCCCCAGGGTGCTTGATTGCACCCTGAATCCATTTCTCGGCCATTGACTTGGCCCTCCTGTTGATGGTTAAGGTGACTGCAAGAAGGCCGTCCCTGCACCCAATTTCTGACCGGTGGTGTCGTACTTGAAGTCAAACCGCGCACCAGTCGTGGCATCATCCGTGAGAATCAACGTGCCCTGGTCAGATCGCCCGTCGATCATCAGGGTCGTGCCGCCATCCGGTCCATCCGTCAGCACGAACACCTGATTCAACGCATCCGACCAGGTAGTCGTCGAGTCCGCGGGCGTGCTGTCCATGACACGCGCACGGGCCAGATCAATCCGCAACCCGCCTGGGTCGTTGTCCGACGCAGCCGGTATGTTGAACACATCCGCCAGGTAAGCCATCCGATGGTCGCCAGCGACGGAAGAGACGATCTGCGTCTTGTCCAGATCAAGCACGACCGGCACCGGGTCTTTTGCGACTTGCATCGGCTCGGAATCACGCAGCGGATATGTCCGCATATTCAGGACAGGGCGACTACTCGCTGCTATCCCGCCAAACGCTGGCGCAAGCGGCAGGGCTTGCGCCACAAATCCCAGGTCCGTTGGCGTGCGGTCGCCCCAATCCGCAGGACCAGTGAACACCACGTTCGGACCACCCACGAAGATCACGGACTGCGGACGGAAACTCTGGAAGTTCGCGCCAGGGGCCAGCGAAATCGGCCCAAGTTGGGGCATGTTGACGGTGACGTTTCCACCGTTCGGCAAGCCGACCGGATTGAAACCGACCATCCCCAGTGTCCCAACCATCCCAACCGGAAGCTGTCCGCTGGCGTTCGTCCCAATGCCGCCGCCGCCTGCATTGCCGCTGTCGATGTCCAACTCCGACGGCCAGAGCGTCGTCACCGGCAGATTCGAGGGCCAGTAGTAGACATCCGGCACCAGGGTCCCCGCCTTCACCGGCGTAGCACACTCAATATCAATGCAGTTGTCCGCCGAATTGTAGGCTGCCTTCGTGACGACCATCTTCACCGGGTCTGTTGCAACGTAGCCCGGTGCGTCGAGCGTCACACAGTCGAACGCCTCCAGCGCCAACTTGTGCAGATACGTGCGGAACTTCACTTGCTTCCATGCGCTCGACAAGCGAATCAGCCAGAACGTCGCCATCTTGAGCACGATGTCAGGCTGATTGAAAATGTACCACTCGTACTCGCGCTCCCAGAGGCCGTACTTCGTTACGTTGTGGCGGAGCGTGATGAACTGGTCGGAAGGCGTCTGTTCGGCGGACGCCTCGAAGCCCGGCACATTGGTCCAGCGCCAGCGTATGTTCATCTTCGTGATGATGTCCTCCGTCCTGACGGCCAGGTCCACTTGTATCCCGGCGTCTGCGTCGATGTCGCTCACCGTGATCGTGTCCACAGGCGTCGGCTCTTCCGGCAGGTACGTCAGGTAAACCACGTTATCTTCCAGGTGCAGCGCACACCGGGACTGGAAGCAAATTTCCTTGAGCACCTGCACCACGTTCTTGCGTTGCAAGAGCGGGAAGTTCGCCGGGAAGGGGGCCAGCTTCGTGCGGACGTAATTGAAACTCTCCGTGTCGTAGGTCAAGGCCGAGTAGTTGTCGATGATGTACTCCAGGATGTCCACGATGTTCGGGCCGACCGAGGACTGGAAGGTCACGTACAACTCGTCCGACCAGCCTTGCACCCAGTCGCCCTTGGCGTTCGTGAACCACACTTGGCTCAACTTCTGTTTCAACGTGACCTGCGTGGCCGTGACGCTGCCGTAAGTCTGCGTCGTGATCGTGTACAGGTCGTCCGGCACCAGCGTCAGCCGCCGCACGCCGTCCACCGTCTGGAAGGCTTTCACCGCCAGCACGGTTCCGGGCGTAATCGACGCGATATACGTCACAGCCGTCGTCGTGTAAAGTTCAACCTTCGAGCCGGCGTCCGCCCAGAATTGCTGCATGACGATGTTGCCCGGTGCCGAAATGCTCGACGTGGGCCGCGGGATCAGCCAGCCATACGACCGCAACTCGCAGGGATTGAAGAAGTCGTTCGACGTGCCGCACGGCACGGGCGCACGGTAATCGTAAGCCTGCGCCTGGCTCTGGAGCGGCGGCGTGCAGAACGGAAGCCGCGCCTGCTGGTACTTCTGGTCCGTCAAGTTGTTGGCGATGATCGCTTCGACCTGGGCCTCCAACTGCGGATTGATGCTGGCGCTGACGTAGAATGCCTGGCCCTCGAAATGGCCGTAGAACAGGCCGCCGTTGATGTTGATGGTCAGCGGCGTGTTCTGCGGGAAGTCCTCGCCGCCAAGCACCTGGATCGGATTGGCCCCGGTGCCCGCGAGATTGGCGTTGTAAATCTGGAGTTGCAATCGCTGCTGGGCGCACAACTCCTGCGTCTTGATCTGCGCGGTCTGTGCGCCGATCTGCGCGCTGATCTGGTTGCCGGCGTCCAAGTATTCCTTGATCTTCGTCTGCGCGGCCGGGGTGTCGTTGCCGCCCACTTCCCAGCAGCTTGCCGCTTGCCACAGGAAGCCCATGTGGATCGTTTCGAGGGCCAACTGTTGCAGTTTCTTGTGGTCGGAACTCGTGCCGTTCTCGTAGAGCGGCGACAGATATTCCAGGCCGGCAAGGATGCCCGCGCCCGTGAGGGTCGTGCCCTGGACCGCCATGTCCAGCTTGAGCGCCGGATAATCGTAGGCCAGGCCGAACACCATCGGCCATGCTTTCCCCACCATGTTGGCCGGGATGTACGGGAACTGTCCCTCCTCAGCCGAGAACCCGATCTCCTTGTCCTCGATCTGGGAGACGACATCGAACTTGACGGTCCGCGTCCGCTCGTTCCAACTGGCCGGGGTGTTAATGAGCCCCGCGAACACCAGGAACTTGTCGCTCAAGGCCAGGCCGGTGAACCACTGGTACAGCCGCACCGGCCGCTTGTGGATGTCGTACTTGTCGAAGATCGCCTTGATCGAGCCGTCCGTATCGTCCAGCGTGATCGAGACTTGCTGCGTCGGCGTGTTCTGCATGGTCACGTCGATGGCGTCGTCCAACTCGCCCAGTTCAACGATCTTGCCGGGAATGGCCGGCGGCCCGGCGATGTCCTTGTCCGCGTAGGAGGCCGTGACCGCGCCGTCGTACCAGTCGATCTCGATGATCGAAACCGGTTCGTTGCCGAGGTTCGCCGCCAGCTTCGTCAGGCCATTGGAAGAAATGGTGCGCATTACTGTTCCACTCCCTCGAACTCGATGTCGATGGCTTGCAACTCGCCGCGCGGCATCGGGGCAATCGCCGGCTGGGCCGCGTTAGGCGTATCGAACTCGAACGGGTTGCTGGTGAAGTTCCCCACCCACACCCGGCCGTTGTGGTCCGTCACTTGAATCTTGGTGGCGAAGTAGACGACGAGGAAGGCCCGCAACTCCAGCCCTTTATTCCGGCTCAAGAGGAACGTCCACTTCGACTTCTTGCGGCCGTTCCGGCTCTTGACGTAGGTATAGCGCGTGCCGTCCATCGCCAGCTTCCGCGATACCGTATCCAGCACACTCTCCTGGTTGCTGAATTGCGGGCTCGGGAGCACCGTGAGCGTCTGCAAAGCTGGATAAGGTGCGGCGAGTTGGAACATGCTGCCTCTCCTTATGCCGGGGCACCCTCAAACTCCAACGACGCCGAATACATCGCGCCACGGCCGTCCTGCGTCACCGCCTCGGTCGGATTCGTGACGATGCCGGTCCACAGGCACTTTTCCCAGTCGATGAAACCAATCTCCAGCCCCAGGTGGGCCGAGAGGAAGTTCATCAGGTGTTGCGCCTGGTCCCACGACAGCCCGGTAAACGACAGGACTTGCACCTGGACCTTCGGCCACATCGGGTCCGCGTAGACCACCAGGGTCCCGCCGCGGGTCTCGCGGCTGATCCGGTTGAACTGCAAGCGGTCCTTGTTGCCCAACTCGGGCGACCGCAGCGTCAGGGTGTCGGTCGGGGCCACCGGCGGATAGAACAAGGTCGTCGGCGGCAGGTCCAGGTCAGGCGTGTACGCCAACAACGCCGGAGGCGGCGTGGGCGAACCGGGTGCCCCCGCGCCGACCGAGGGCTGATACAGCCACTCGACCTGATCGCTAGGCAACTCGTAGGTGAATGCCTGGCCGACCGTGATCGTGTCCGTGGCCGTCAGCAGGCGGACCACCACCACAGCCGCCCGGTGCCCGAGCGACAGTGCATCGCGGGTCGGCTGTTTGCCAACTGTAACCTCGGCCAGGTCGCCAAGGTGCAAGGCATCCGTGTCCGAAGGCGTCTCGGTTTCATTGGCACGTTGGCCGAGGCTCACGGCGTCGGTCGCCCCGGCGGCAATCGCGCTCGCGTGCAACACGCTGCGTTGATTACTGCTGCCGAGGGCCAAGCGGCTCACTGCCCCCACGCCGCGGTGCGTCACCACGGCCGAGGCGCTGTCCGCCAGGCCGACCCAGGCGTCCACAAACTGCCCGGTCGTATTGTCGAAATAGGGTTGATACGTCTGGAGCGCATCGACCGCGGAAAGCGACTCGCGCCGCTGCGCGATCGCCGCAACGTCCCCGAGAGTCAACTTGCTGACGGCCGCAGCGACAATCGGGCCAATCTGGGCGACCTGGCCCCACTGGGCCAACATCACCGTGTCGCCGGCCGCCCCGTGTCGTACCCGCGTGGCACTCGCCGTCTGCGCCAAGTTCAACGTCGTGTAGACGGCACGGCTTGCCAGCCCGCTCGCGCTGTCCGCCAGGGACAGGGCGGTCGTGGCCGCTGCGGTCACGATCAGCCGCGAAGAAAGCCCCAGCGACACCGCCGACGTGGCCGACACATGATGCACGGTATGGGCGACCGCATGATGCCCGAGCGTAAGGCCGGTCGTCACCACCTGGTCCAAGCGTTTGAGATTGGCGACCGCTTGCTGCCCGAGGTTGAGGGCGCTCACGGCGGCGGGCGGCCCCGTGGCCGCTGTATCCAGCATCATAATGCCAAGCCGCGCGCCCGCCACACCCAGCACGGATATGGAGGCCAGTGCGCTGTGGCTGCCGCCACCGCCACTGCCGCCGCCACCGCCGCTGCCACCACCGCCGGTGGCGGTGAGCGCAGCAATCGGCAGCCCAGAGAGCGGTGAGCGTCCCAACATGGCTAATACGACTGGTTGTATTGCAGGATCGTTCCGGTGCCGCTGTCCGAGACAGTCTGGCTTCCCAAGTCACAAAGCGCCACTGTGCAGTTGTTGCAACCGCTGTCGATCTGTACGGAGTGCGTGTTATTCGTCTGGAAGCGGCAACCCGTGATGGAGACGGCCGAGGCCGTCTTGCCGCCGTTGTTCGACATCCAGATGCCAACGCCGCCATTGGCAACCAGCGTGCAGCCCATGATGTTCACGCCGGACATCGAGCCCAAGTTGTTCTGGAACTTGATGCCGGGGCAACCGCTGCCCGTCCCCTGGATGATGCAGTTGGAAATCCGCGTCAGGTCGCCCTCGTCCAAGCCGATGCCACCCACACCGCCGCCCTGGCAATTCGCGTTCAGGTTGCAGTTGGCAATGAGGCAGCGGTACGACTGGTTATCGACCGTGATGCCTTCATAGGTGTTGCTGTCGCAGTGGCAATCCGAGATAATCGAATCAAAAACGTGATTCTGCGAAATGCCGATGGCCCCGTTGTTGTGGCAGTAGCAGGCGTGAATCTGGTTGAACTGGCAAGTCGTCGTCTGGCCGTCCAGGCAGATGCCGTGCCCCGCGTTACCGTAGCTCTCCACGCCGTCCACGTAGTTATTGGCCCCGTGGATCACCAACCCGCTGCCACCGTGACTGTTGCCGTTGATCGTCAGCCCGCGAATCTGGCAGGCGTTGCCCGTGACCGTCAGACAGTCCACGCCGGCCGCCAACTTGAGGACCGCACCCCTGGGTCCCTCCAGCGCTTGGCCGTTGTTGCCGGCCGTCAGGCCCGTGCCCACCGCATACGTCCCCACGGGGAAGTAGACGGGAAGCCCGCTGTTGATGGCCGCCTGGATGGCCGCTGAATCATCCGTCGTGCCGTTTCCCGTGGCCCCGTAGAGTTTCACGTTGGCACCCGCCAAGGCTGCTTGCGTAAGCAAGGCCGCCGGAGCATCGCACCACACGGTCTTCGACCCCGCCGCGAAACTCACCAGAGCCCCGCTGTTGCTGCTGGCGAGCACCACGGCACGCGAGAGCGTGCTGCCGGAACTCGTATAGGTGCCCTGGCCGACCTCCCAATTCCCCGCGCCGTCGTCGATCACGTAGTAGCAACTGTTGCCGTTGCCAATCGTGGAAAAGGGGCGGTAGCCCGCGACGGCCCCGGCCAGCGACAGCGTGCCGGTGCCCGTCGTGGTGGTGGTTTCCTGGACGCGATCCGCGACCACAAGCGTCATGGCAAACTCCTCTAACTACCCAGGATGCCCGCCCCATCGTCCCACGCCGCCAACGTCGCCCAGCCGCCGCTGGCCGGGTTGATCGCCCCGAAGAAGATGCGGTCCACGGTGCCCAGGAACGCGGACTCGGGATAACTGCCGACGTTGACCCAGAACTTGCCGTTGTCGGAAAGATCGAAATACCAGTTGCCGTCGCCCGGCCGGCGGATGCGAAACCACATCCACTCCACAATCGGGCAACTGTAGGCCGCGATGATGTCCGGGAACACGTAGCTCGCCAACTGATCCCACTTGTTGACGTTGCACTGCATCTTGTGCGCCCAATAGTTCTGGCACACGATCTTGCCGGCCGTGTCCATCACGCCGAGCGAGGCCCCAGACCACCAGCCGTTGAACGAGGACGGCCCTATCGACACGCCCCGCAGGGCCGCCGTCAATTGCCAGGTCGCTGTCGTCGGCGCCGGCCGCGTAAGCGCCGCATTCGTCAGGGTGTTCGTCACCAGGACGATACTGCTGCCGTTGTCGGACTTGACCGCGCCGCCGCTGCCCCAGTCCTGCAAAGTGAAGTCCGCGGACGTGAGGATGTTTTCATTGGCGTCGATGATGCGCAGGGCCGGTCCGCCGTCGAACAGCGGATTGTTGTCTTGGCAATAACGGTCCAAGTCGCCCTGCGTCAGCAGTTGGTACACCCGCGTCCCGCTGTTGTGCGCAGCAGCCGTGGTGCCCTCTTGTGCCCGCGCGATCGTCAGCGTGTCGCCGGCCACGGCCGTGCAAAGCACTAGCTCGCTGTCGATCAGCAGGCGGAAGTCCCCCGCACTCGGGAACATGGAGCTATCGGCGACCACGAGCAAGGTGGCCGCGTTCGTGATCGCCCCGTTGAGCGTCGTCTGGGCGTTGTTCGCAAACTGCTCGCGGAGTTGTGTCATGTGTCGCCTCCCTAACTGCCCAGGATGCCGGCCCCGTCGTCCCACGCCCCCAGCGTCACGTAAGCGCCGCTGCCGCCCATGTCCATGTGCCCGAAGAGAATCCGGTTCGGCGTCCCCAAGAAAGCCGTCTTGCTGAAGCTGCCAACTTCCAGCCAGTTCTTGCCGTTGTCCGAAAGCTGGAAGTGCCAGTTGCCGTCGTTCGGGTCCGTAATCCGCATCCACAGCCAGTCCACGGCGAAGATGTTCTGCGGCCCCACGATGTCCGGTGGGACATAACCACCGCTATTATTCTGGTGCGTAATCAGCAGCCCTTCCTCCTGCGACCGGTAGCGCATAATGACCGACTGGTTGCCCGTGTCCAGGACGCCGATCACCGCCCCGCCCCAGTAGGACTCGATGCTCGTGCCCATCGTCCTGACGGCTGCCGTCAAGGTCCATGTCGGGCCGCTAGGGATCGGACGAGTCAGATAGGCCCCGCCGGCTCCTTGCAGGATGATCGTGTTGCCACAGTCGTAGGCCGTGTTGCCGCCGGTGTAGTCCAACAGCGTGAAGTCGGACGCATGGAGTTGATTCTGGCTCGCGTCCATGATCCTGAACACCGGCCGCACGGTGTCGAACAGAGGATCATTGTCGCGGAGGTAACTCTGCAAGCCGCCCCGCGAAACGACCTGGTACACGGCCACGCCGCTGCTGTGCGCGGCGGCCGTCGTACCTTCCAGCCCGCGGGTGACAGTCAGCGTGTTGCCGGAGACGCCCGTGCAGAGCATCAGTTCGCTGTCTACGAGGATGCGAAAGTCGCCGTTGCTCGGAAACTGCGTGCCGTCCGCAACCGTGATCGTCGAATCGCCGGATGTTACCGCCCCATTGAGCGTCGTCTGGCTGTCATTCTCGAATTGCTCGCGGCGCATGTGTCGTCTCCCTAAAAGCCCAGGATGCCCGCCCCGTCGTCCCACGCGGCCAAGGTCGCCCAACAGCCGCTTCCCCAGGTGTCGATCTGCCCGAAGAAAATCCGGTTGACCGTCCCCAGGAAGGCCGTCTTGCCGAAGCTGCCGATCTCGAAGAAATGCAGGCCGTCGTCCGAGAACTGGAAGTGCCAGTTGCCGTCGTTCGGGTCCACGATCCGCAGCCACATCCACTGCGTCCCGGCGGCCGGAATCTGGGAACAGATGTCAGGCCCGATGTAGCCGGCGCTGCCGTTGTTCTTCGTTACATGCAGCATCTTCCGGTGGGCCAGCCAGCGCAGCGACACCATCTGGTTGCCCGTGTCCATGACCCCGATGCACGCTGCGCCCCAGGCGGCCTGGTTGTTGGTGCCCGTGCTCCTGACGGCGGCCGTCAAGGTCCAGGTCGGACCCGCGGGCACGGGACGTGTCAAAGCGACGGTCCCGGCCGTGAGGATAATGCTGTTGCCGTAGTCCGTCTTGGTCGCGCCGCTGCTGTAGTCCAAGAGCGTGAAGTCCGCGGCGTGGAGGCGGTTCTGGTTGGCGTCAATGATGCGGAACGCCGGCCGGGCGCTGTCGAATAGCGGGTCGTTGTCGCGCAGGTAGCGCTGCAAGCCGCCCTGGGACAAAACCTGGTAGACCGGCGCACCCGTATTGTGTCCGGCGGCCGTGGTGCCTTCCACCCCGCGGCATACCGTCAAAGTGTTGCCGGAGACGCCAAGGCAAAGCATCAATTCATAATCCACCAGGATGCGGAAGAACTGGGTGGCCGGAAGCTGTGTGGCGTCCGCGACCGTGACCGTGCCGTCCCCTGCCAGGACCGCCGCGTTCAGCGTTGTTTGGCTGTCGTTCTTGAAGATTTCACGGTGTTGTGTCACGGGTCGGCTCCGAAAAATGGGTTGGGACCGGGCTATGACGCTCGGCCCCAACCCGCGAGGGAGAGATCGTTACGCGGTGACGCTGTAGGAGACCTTCAACTGGTCGCCGTTCAGCACGCTCACGTCGCCCGCGGTGAAGGCCGCAGCCGCCCACAAGATGGCGCTGGCCGCGTGGTCGCCCTTCGTCTGTGCGCCGGCGGCCCCGCCCACGATAAAGAGGCCCTTCACCGTGCCGCTGCCGCCGCTGGTAATGTCGAACACCGCCGGAGCGGCGTTCGTCGTCTGCGCCACGTTGGACGTAACCGTCGCCGTGCCGGCACCCCACACGGGGCGCGTGACGGCGCTGTTGGCGTTGGCGTCGTCCGTGTAGCTGGTGTTCTCCAGCCAGCCGTTGGTGCCCGCGATCTGGGCGTAGGAGTCACCGGGGGCATAGGCTGTGAAACTGGTGCTGTCCACGAGGCCCATCCACCAGGAGGTGATCGGCGTGCCGCTGTTGAACATCACATTCAGGAGCCGCGTGCGCCCCTCGTTGGTGATGTTGTTCGGCATGTCGTAGTCGGCAATCTTCTTGCCGCCGCGCCAATGCTCGATGTGAAACCGCCCCTTGGGGTCCAGCAGATCGGCCACCGGGTTCGCGGCTCGCACCAGTTTGACGCCGGCTGCGTGGCCCATGTTCAGTTCGCTCTTCATGGTTGGTTCTCCGTGTTATAGGACCGAGGTGCCACGCCGCAACTCACGTCGCAGTTCCGTGGCGATGGATCGAGCCGTCTGGCGGCCCGTTCCGCCGCCTTCCACGTTCACGTTGATGTCGCCGATGTTGGTGACGTGACCGCCCTGGTTGTGGTAGGTCGGCCGGCTGCCGGCGTTCATCGCCGTAAGTTGACTGGCGAAGCGGCGCGTCGTCGCCGCGCTCATTACCATTTCGCCGGGCGTGAGCATGGCAGGGATCACGTCCGTACCGCGCGGTTCTCCCCCGCCCGCCAAGAAGGCCATGCCGCCGTGCGCAGCCGTCCTGGTCGCATCGCTGTTCGGCGAAGGCACCTTGGCGGCTGCGGCGGCCAACTCCTGCATGGCCGCCGTCGCCCGTTCGATCTCGTTGATGAAGCCGCCAAGCGACAGGCTCTCGATGGACGAGCGGATCATGGAGAACTTGTTCGCCATGCCCTGGGCCTGCTGCCCCGACTCCGGGATCGTCTGGTTCAGGTGCTCCATTCCTTGGGCAGCGCCTTTGATTTGCTGGTCAAGGTTGGGGAACTTCGACTGCACGGCCCGCACCCGCTCGGCGTAATCGAACAACTCCTTGAGGCTTTGCAGGTTGCGCTCCGTGGAACTCATGTTGAGATCGAGCGACCAGGGCTTGTTCGCCTTGAGGTTGTTGATCTTGTCCGTCAGATCGGCGAGCGCTTTCGCGTCGATCTGGAGCGGGTGTGACCGCATCCGCTCGATGGCCTCGTTGATCTCGCGGAAACTCGTGACGGCGACATTCAATTCGGCCTTGCCCGAAGTCCCGAACACGCCGGTGAGCATGTTCGCACCGACCTTGAACGCCTGCACCGTGCTGACCGCATCATCCTGCTGCACCTGCATGTTGGCAGTGATCTGGCCTTGCAGGACGACGATGCGGGCCAGGGCGTTTTGCCGCTCCAGGTCGGCGTCCTTGAGGGCCTTGGCCGTCGCCGCCTCCTCGCGCGGATAGTTTTCGGCGACCTTGAACTGCTCCTCTATCGGCTTGCCGGCCAGTTTCGAGTGATCGCCCCCGACATACACGTCGAGATTGATCTTGCCGAGCCCCGTCGTGATGCGCTGGTTCAGCCTGCTGAGAGACTGGTCGGCGACAAACAGGTCGCGGACCTCGGCCTTCGTCACCGCGCCTTCCATCGTCTCGTGCATCTTGCGCTTCATGCTGTCGAAGTTGAGCCACTCGGAGACCTCCCACTTCTTGCTGGCCGTCATCAGGCTTTGGAATTCCTGGAGATCCGCCTTCGTCTTAGCGACAGCCTTCTCGCGGTCTTCGCCGCCAAGGGGCTGCTTCTTCTTGTCGAACAGGTCCATGTCCTTGGAAATGCCCTTGGCCAGTTCCCGCATCCGGGTGACGCGCCGTTCTTCGTCGGCAGCAGCCTGCTCCGCCAGCTTGGCTTGGGTCTGCTTGCTGGCCCGCAACGCCTCGTTGGCGGCCAATTCGCTCCGCAGAACGCCCTCAATCGCCCCTTCGGCTTG